TCAGGCAATGGGCCATATGGGTCATTCATTTCCTACGGGTGAATGGATAGAGAAGATGAGAGATTGGCAATCACAACAAGATAGAATGTCAATAGATGAAATGCTAAATAGTGCTTTAGAAGATATGGAGGACAACAATGGGAGCGATGGTTCCACCGAGTCGGAAGAGTTGTTACAACTTCCGAGTGACAGAGATCAATCGGGTTTTAGATGGTGATACCATCGATGTTACAATTGATTTAGGTTTTGATTTATATAAGAAAGAACGTGTTAGAATAGCAGGGGTGGATACACCAGAAAAACGTACTCGTGATTTGGAGGAAAAGGAACTTGGTTTGGACGCAACTAAATGGCTTAAAGACAAGCTCGAAGGTGCTATTGACGGTGATGATGAGTTGTCTATTAGGACTGAACTTGTTGGTGGGGTCGGTAAATATGGTCGTCTTCTTGGGTGGCTTTATATCGGGGATTCAGACTTGTCGCTTAACGAACAAATGATTACTGAAGGATACGCATGGGCTTATGATGGTGGCACTAAACAGAAGAATTTTGAGGATCTACGTCAAATTAGGAGATCGTTTGGGACTCTGGCAGAGTAACGATCAAGTATATATTGATATACACGGTAAAACAGGTAGAAGATTATACGCTGAATGGTCTATACCAACTGAAGAATATGAAAAAGCATGAAAAAATTTTTATTTTATGATTTTGTATTTAATAAAGATGAAATAGATCTTTTATTGGATGGAATTTCTAATGCTGAATGGGGAAGGAATAGTGATCCAATATTTGGTAAGAGAGATACTCAACATGGTAATTTTAAATCACCACCTTTTACTAAACTAATTGATTCTTATCTAGAGATTCTAGAAGAACAAACTAAAGATGCTTTACATAATGGATTGCAGAAGTGTCAGGGTAGAATAATTTGTGATGAAAAATTAGCCAGATATGCACCTGGTGATGATTTGGATTGGCATTGTGGTGATTGGGCATATTATACTCATCCATATTTAAATTATGGACCAGAAGCTGCTTTTACTAAGAGACAATTAACAAGTATTACATATTTAAATGATGATTATGTTGGAGGTGAAACGGAGTTTACAGAAGATCTTATTAAACCAGAAACAGGTAAGACTTTAATATTCCCTGCTCATTGGGAGTTCGCTCATAAGGGTAGAAAGGTTGTTGAAGGAACTAAATATGTTTACATAAATCATATATGGTTTTAGATGGAGCTTAAAGATACCTTAGTAACAGGAGCAACGGTACTGGCAGTAGGAACCAGTAGTGTTGTTGGTGGTAATCAGGTTATGGATAAAGTTAATAAAGGACCAGAGAAACGTAGGGATGCTACGGTTGAAAGAGTCATGTCAGAACTTCAACCATACATAGACTCAAGGATTCAACAATTAATTCCTACACAAACTGGTGCTGTGGTTCCTACAACTAAAGCACCTCAGTTAGATTACAGACAAAATGTCCCTCAAAGACAGTAAGGATAGGGTTATAGACCTTATAAGGATTGTGATATTATTTCAGTTGGGAATAGTAGGAGCAACTATATTTGGATGCTTTATGCCTGGTAAGGTATGTGACTCTGATGTGAAGCAACACATTGCCAACATGATGACTGTTATAACTACTTCTACATTTGCATTATACGCAGCAGAAAAATGAAAAGTTTACCAATACCATTACTCACATTCTTAGCAGCACAAGTAGGTGCTGGTGTCTGGTGGGCATCTAATATAGATGGTTCTGCAAGACATGCTGAAGAATTAGCAGCAGAGAACAGGAGATACATTCAAGAAGTTGTAATTCCTTCCTATGAGATTAGTGACAACTGGGATAACCCACACTATAATAATTGGGTAAAAGCAGGTGGATGGAAAGATTAAGTAATGACTGACATTACAGAAAAGGATTCTGAACAAGATGTAAAGATTGCTGTCCTTGATAGTACTCTTGAAAATGCTACTCGTAGAATGGAATTGATTCATAAAAGAATTGATAGAACAGAGGAGAGAGTTACTAAATTAAATGAAGATGTAAGAGAAAGAATCCGAGCACTTGAGAAATGGGTGTGGGGTGCTGGTGCTGTACTCACTGCCTTTATTATTATTGGTGGAGTAGTGGGTGATTTAGATCTTCTTCCTAATAGTGAGGTAATAGAAAATGCATCCTAATGGTTACACTAAAGAAGATATTAAAAGGATCTTAGGATCTTCTTGGCCTACTATGCCTGAAGGTCATGAGACTGGTAATCAGTTAAGAAGAAGAAAGGGAAATGAGATGAGGGAAGGGAAGAGACCTTATCCTACATACCCTGCAAAGAAGGTAGGTCCAAATTTTGATGAGAATGGAAAATATATTTACCCTGAAGGTAGTGGATTTAATTATATGGAGAGACTAGATCCTAATTCTGAATGGGGTGGTAAGGTATCATGAGTGATGTAGTATGGTCAATAAATATTATGTTGGCTATACTTCTTATAGGAGTTAGTATTACAATCTACTGGATTTTCAAGTACGATGAATGGTATCCTAACGACGATGTTCATAGTCACGTCCCCTCTGAACGTGGGTCAGATGATTCAGGATGTGAGGAACTGGGAGTCAGAGAGGAATAGAACTCCAGTAGAAGAGTCTATAAATAAAGCACTAGACCTTTGGGAGGAAGAAGATGGGAGCAATGGTTCCACCGTCAAGGAAGAGTTGTTACAACTTCCGAGTGACAAAGATCGTGAAAGTCCTAGACGGGGATACGATAGATGTTCTGATCGATCTTGGATTCGATTTATACAAGAAAGAACGGGTAAGAATTGCGGGTGTAGACACTCCAGAGAAGAGGACTAGAGATCTAGAAGAGAAGGAGTTGGGAATCCATGCTACAAATTGGATGAAGGATAAACTTACTGAAACTATTAAAGGGGATGAAGAACTCACTATTAGAACTGAACTTAAGGGTGGCGTTGGGAAGTATGGTAGGCTTCTTGGTTGGCTCTACATTAATGAGGATGCTGTTTCATTAAATGAACAAATGATTGAGGAAGGTTATGCTTGGGCGTATGATGGCGGTACTAAACAGAAAAATTTTGAGTCTCTACGTGAAATTAGGAGATCGTTTGGGACTTTGGTCGAGTAACAACCAAGTATATATTGATATACAAGGTAAAACAGGCAGACGTTTATACGCTGAATGGTCTATACCAACGGAGGAATATGATAAAGAGTAGAAATGAATTTCTTGCACTTCTAAAAGAAGAAGCATATAAGAAGGGTGATTTTAAATTATCATCTGGAAGAAAGAGTGAGCACTATGTTAACTGTAAGCCAGTGACCTTACAGGGTGATGCTCTTATGTTTATTAGTTGGTGTATGTTTGAGTGTCTTGAAGAGGATTGTGATGCTGTAGGAGGACTTACATTAGGTGCTGACCCATTGGTAGCAGGTGTACCTATAGTAGCAGCAATTGAAGAGAGACCTATGGATGGTCTGATAGTCAGGAAGGAACCTAAAGGTCATGGAACAAAGGCATGGATAGAAGGTCCAGAGTTAGCACCAGGTTCTAAGGTAACTGTCTTAGAAGATGTAATTACTACAGGAGGTTCTGCTATTAAAGCAGCAGAGAAACTCAGAGATGCTGGATATGTGGTTGAGAACGTAGTTGCTATTATAAATCGTCAAGAAGGAACTGAAGCAGATGATGCTATGGATGATGCAGATTTGAACTTGATTAGTCTTTTTAAATTAGAGGAGTTAATCTAATGGACATACAAAAGGCAGCATCAATCACAACAGCAACAGCAGTTCTAGGAACTGGTGCATTTGTTGGTGGTAATCATCAGATTGATAAGATGCAAGGTGGACCTCAGAAAAGACAGGATGCTCAGATAGAACAGATAAGACAGGTAGTAAGAGAAGAAATATATATACAGTTAGTTAATAACTGGCCTAAAACTTCTGGACCTGTAAAAGGTCTTAAAGTTCCTGACCAAGATTATAAAAAACAAGTTCCCCAACAGAGGTAAGTATGGCTAGTGAAACAGACATAGAACAGAGTCAACAGATTGCTGCTCTAACAAAAGATGTAGAACTTTTACGTAATGAAGTAGCACGTTATAAAGATAAGGAACATGAAGACCTTACTACTAGATTACGTAGCTTAGAGAAGCAAGTGTGGGGTGCTGGTGCAGTTATTGCTGTGCTCTTTGCTGGTGTTGGTATCATTACTCAGATGGAAGATGATGACTGGGATGATGAAGCAAGAATTGAACACGTAATCTATAGAGCATAATGACTGATATTACGAGTAAAGATTCAGAACAAGATGTAAAGATTGCTGTTCTTGATAGCACTCTTGAGAATGCTACTCGTCGTATGGAATTGATTCATAAAAGAATTGATAGAACAGAAGAGAGAGTAACAAAATTAAATGAAGATGTAAGAGAAAGAATCCGAGCACTTGAGAAATGGGTATGGGGTGCTGGTGCTGTACTTACTGCCTTTATTGTTATAGGTGGAGTAGTAGGTGAGTTAAATCTTATTCCTGATAGTGAGGTTACAGAGAATGCATCCTAACGGTTACACAAAGGAAATGATCAAGGAGATCTTAGGATCTTCTTGGCCTACTATGCCTGAAGATTATGAGACTGGTAATGAGATGAGAAAGAGAAAGGGTAGAGAAATGAGAGCAGGGTTAAGACCTTATCCCACATACCCTCCAAAAAAGGTAGGTCCAAATTTTGATGAGAACGGAAAATATATTTACCCACCAGGTTCTGGATTTCGTTATATGGATAAATTAGATCCTAATTCTGAATGGGGTGGTAAAGTATCATGAGTCAAGTAGTTCACTCAGTTAATATAATGATTGCTATCCTTCTTGTGGGTGTAGGGATTGCACTTTACTACATATTCATGTATGATACTTGGTATCCTAATGAGCAAAGAAGTGAAGATAGCGATCTTAGAGACGCAAGTAGAGAGATTATTGGAGAAGCAGAAAGAATTAACTGAGAGAGTTCGCGCAAATGAAAAGGTAGTTGCTGCTATAGGTCTTTTTGGATCTGTAGCAGTTGCTTTTATTGGAGCAGGATACTTTGCACCATCAGCAGAAGCATTCCCTACTGCAGGAGAGATGGTGCAGAAGATGAGGGAACATCAGTCGGAGCAAAACCGAACTCCAGCAGAAGATTCTATAAATAGATCACTAGACCTATGGGAGGAAGAAGATGGGAGCAATGGTTCCACCGTCAAGGAAGAGTTGTTACAACTTCCGAGTGACGAAGATAGTAAAAGTATTGGACGGGGATACGATAGATGTTCTGATCGATCTTGGATTCGATTTATACAAAAAAGAACGGGTAAGAATTGCAGGAGTTGATACTCCAGAGAAGAGGACTAGAGATTTAGAAGAGAAGGAGTTGGGAATACATGCTACGGATTGGATGAAGGATAAACTTACTGAAACTATTTATTAATCTGAT